GTCCAGAACTACTATGTCAGGCTTCTCCTGTTTCACAACAGACTCAACCCACGCCATAGTTTTACCTGTGCTCTCCTTGAACATGACGTTCTTACGCACAGGCTCATAGCGCATACGTGCTAGGGCTTGGTTCTCTCTTACTTCCTTCATTGTCATATTAGCAGAGGCACTGACGTAACGTGACGCTACCCGTGTGTATGCTTCCTCATTGCATAGGATAATACAACGTGCGCCTTGATGAGCGAAGCCACCATCAGCTGCGATAAGAGAGGCGTGGAAGGATGTCTTACCTGTGTTGGGACGTGCGCCTACCACAACAAGGTGACCACCACTGACACCCTCTACCTTACGGGCTAGGGTAGGTATGTTGAATGACCAACGTGACTCAAGGGCGGTAGCATCTAGGATTGTATCAAGGTCATCATCTTCCCAGTCAACACGCAGGTTAGGCGTAAAGTCATTCTTGTATTCCTCAAGTAGCTGACGCAGTGGCTCAAGGCTATTCTCTGTGCCATTCACGTAGTCAAAACCCAGGTTAGCCACAACATCCCCAACGTGCTGCTGAAATAAATGTGACAGTGTGTCCTGTGCTATCTCTTCCTTGATAGGCTCCGCAATATCTATGCGGCGAAAGAGTGCATCATATGCTGTACGTGTGGCGGTGGTCATGCTCTGGTTCATACGGTTGAACACAGCCTGCAAGTCCTGCACATTCATGCTGCCATCGTATGTTTCCATGGCGCTATCTAGTGCTTGCTTAATCTTGCGTACATCCTTACTAAAGATCTTGTCGGGGCAACGAATGCCCTTGTGTTGATTATAAAAGTCACGGTCAAGTAACGTTTTAATAAGAGCCAGTTCCATCATTGTTATTCTCTCCTACAATTATACGGTATATAACCTCAAGGGCCACTAGAGGCCACATGAGTGCAAATTTAATAGGGCCAGAATTATTCTCCTCAGGATCTTCTGGCTCTACCATGTGATATAGTAGTGGTATGGCTAACACATAAATGGATAAAGATCCAATCAAAAAGTACAAACCCTCATCGCTCATGTCTTAACTCCAAGTAATACGCCCCTTCTTTGCTATTGTATGCAGCTATAATATCTAATAATTGTTGGCTGCTCATGATTAACATTTGATAAGCGTCCATTTCTGGTTCATACTGTCTCATAAATACAACACCATCATCACCTAGTATAACCTCAACGTCTTCATGTTCATCATGTTGATCAAGTGTTGTGATTACAGAAGCATCTGATTCAAACTCAACTGTGTACATCTGGTTGATCTCCTACAAGAATATTTACGTGTGCCACGTTACCCTCAACACGAGTGATGACAAACTCTAGACCAGCCTTAGTGAGTAACAATCTTAGTTGACCTATAGGTATCATAGCTTCTCCTCTCCATTAAGTTGATTGATACGCATCTGACAATAGCGTTGAACTTTCTCTAAGTCAATGATCTCACTTTGTAACTGCGTCTTACCCTCATACATCTTGTAGCCTGCACGACTGGCATACTTAACAATGTTGCCACGCCAGAACTCAAAGCCATTACGCATGATGTATGTGATAGGCTCAATGTCCCACCGTGCATAGTGTGTAGGTTCATTCACGATGTCTGCTGTATGCTCTGCCAATACAGTCTCCTCAAAGTCTTCACGTTCTTTTATTAGGCGATCCCATTCACTCTTTATCATAACGTGCCTCCTCATACCTGTTGAACAACTGCTCAAACTTCCACTCATATAGTTGTTGAATACCCATCAGTGCGTTCATCATTTCATCATGTGTAGGATCTCGTTCCCCATCACCTATCTGTCTGAACACTGTCTCAAGGTCATTACACACACGCCAACAGTCCATAATCATTGGCTCTAAGTCATATAGTTTACTCATCTTCATTCTCCGTAAGTGCATCCCATGACACAGGGAATAGTTCAATCATCTTGCGGTCAATCTGTTGTGCTACCTGCCGTGTCTCTGCCTGAGTGTCTGACTTACAGCGTAGGTTACACATATCAGCAAATGCATCCAAGCTACCTGACCAGTACCACTCAGTCATCATAGACTGTGGCAGTACCATACGTGCTTGCTCCGGGCATACACCTGCTTTAAGTAAACCCTGATATGCATCAATACAAGCATACATAGCTCTACCTACAGGTACACTGCCCCTTACTTTTACAATCCCCGTAGACCCTTGCTTCTTATCCTCGCTACGCCCACGCCATTCTGTAGGTGTGTAAAACTCAGGCTCACTATCCACATACCTACGGCTAATCTCATTCCAGCGTAGGAACTTATGCTTGACTAGCTGCCGTGCTACAAAGACTGGAGCCTTGACATGGAAGGATGCAAAGCAATGCCCAAAGGGGCTGATGTGCTTGTGCTTGGCTAGGTATTGGATTAGTTTATCGTCCTTGTGTGAAAGTATATACTTACCCTTAACCATATCTATGCATTCAAGCTCACTCTTTTTACCAAAGCTTACTCTAGCAGCATTTACTACAGACAGGTCAGATCCCATATGCTCAATGTAAGTTGCTTCAATCATTTGCACACCTCCTTTAGTTGTTTAATATCGTCAGGCACTTTATATTTTATATCATCATACAGCTTCATAGCAACTGTATCAACGCCTGTCCATAGCTCAATCTCTCTTCTGAACTGTAAAGTTTTATCCATGGCATCAGGATCAAGGGCTATGGCTACCTTTCGATACTCACCCACCTTATCCATGTGTTTAGTGGATAGTGATGTACCAAGGATAGCCAAGGCTGTGATGTTAGGTAACAGCTGGCTTGCAACTACTGCAGAAACGACATCTTCTACAATTAATACGACATCCCCACTGCCCACTGTGAAGTAATCAGCCTCACCAGTATAGCGATACCACTTAGGCATGGTGCGCTTACCTACTGCACGTCCCACTGCATCAATCAAACGTCCACGGTAGTGTATAGGAAACACAACACGCTCCTGTTTAACATCATACATCAAGCCAGGATAGTTGCGGATACCCCAGCGCAAAACAAAATCCTTGTGCTTGGTATGCTCAAAGGTAGGGTTGACTAGGTAAGCAGGTATTTCCATGGTCTCAGCCTCTTCTGTGCCTCTCTCAGGCGGTGGTCTCATACGCATAATAATCTCTGCTGCTGTCATGTCTGTCTCATAGATGCCACCCACCCGACAGCCTAGCTTGTAGCAGTTATACTTCATTGTGCCGCCATCGTTCATGGCTGTGAATGTACCCTTACCCTTGCACTCAGGGCAGTTATTACGATAGGTGTCACCATCGTGTAGGTTTAGGGCTTCAACGTAACTACGAATGTTCATCGTCATCGTTTCCTCTAGCTGATAGTGCCTTGGATGCACCGCTGAATGTGTTGACCATGTAAGGCTTGATGGATGCCACGTTCTTGTGGCCCGTCACCTGCATGATACCTGCTAAGTCTACCCCACCTTCCATCATCTCTGTCACTGCTGTACGCCGTAAGTCCATAGCTGTCAGAGTGGTAGGTAGATTAGCTTCCTTTAGTACGTCATTGATAAGATAGCTTATTTCTAGTTTGTCATAGGGCGAGTACGCATTAGCGCGTGGCTTTATACGGGGCGCTACATATTCTTGAAACCCAAAGTCTTCCTTCTGCTGGCGCAGCATATCGCACAACCCTGTTGAGATAGGTAAATGTATCTCTGCGTTGCGCTTACTCTGTGTCAAGTCCAAGCGGCACTGGGTTAAGTCTAGCTTATCCCACTTGAGAAGGCGCATGTCACCAACACGCTGCCCCCAATCATATGCCATGTGGACAATCAGACCAATGCTGCGCCAGCGGAAGTCGCCATAAGCTGTTGCAAGGAATGACTGCACTTGATCGCGGCTCCACAGTACACGCCGTGGTTGACCAGACCTGGTTTGTACCAGAGCTACAGGATCATGCGTCATTACGTCATGTCTCATTGAGTGCCTCCACGCAGTAGATAGCACAGACTTGCGGTAGTTAGCTGTCCGAACCCCGACAGACAGCCACTCCTCATAAGCCTGAGTTAGATGACGTACCTTGATATTCTTATGGCGATAATCCCCAAGAGCCTTACCCTCAACCACTGTGCCAGATACGGCAGCAAGATGGATGTCATAATCTTTCTGTGTAGAACCTGCCAGACGACCAAATACAGCAGATTTACTATAAAAATCAATGACTTCCTGTAGTGTTGATGAAGCCTTGGGGATATTCATGTTAGTCTCCTTTTACGTTAGCGTACCAGAGGTACAAGAACCCTACTAAGTAAACAGTCACTACCGCTAGTGGTAGGGCATGCATTAAAATGTAGGATACCATACTTCACCCCTATCTACATGTTCCTTAACGTCCTTAGCTGTAAGCTCTAATGCCTTAACCGTTCCACCGTTCCAGTATGCGTCATCAATCTGCCTCAATAGTTTGTGGTAGTAATCTGAGGCTGGCATAAGGTTAGTGGTATTGAATGCATATACTTTCATAACTGGTGTACCTCATTATTGGTATATGATGCAAGCTCTTTCTCTTTTACTGTCTTGAATATTACACGGCGTATGCCTGTGCGCTTGAACAGTTTGGCTCGAACCTTTATCGCATCATCTGCGCTGAACACTGTGGTGACATACTCACCATCAGGCTGACCTACACTAGCGTAGACCTTGATAGCTTTACTTGCAATCATTAGTTGTCTCCATCATTTGTGAGATAGTACCAAGCGGTAGGATCGTCAGGTAACACATAGGGCTTATAGTGATTAGGGTTACCATCCTCCTCTCTTACAGGGGGACGAAAGTTAAACATATTCTTCAATGCGTAAGACTTATCACGCAGGTCACTGAGTTGTGACAGTCGTACATCCATAATCTCCATTGTGTCATCTACCATGCTGTCCATACAGTTGTAGACTTCTAGTAATATGTGTACTTCATCACGAGTGAGTTCTGTTTTAAGTGCCTTAGTCATTATACTGTCTCCTCAATTAAAACGTAGCGTGTGTACTGCTGACCTGTTACAGGGTGATTACCCTTCACGCCATCAATGCGATAGCCTGACT